ACCTTGTGACCAGAATGACTGCCAGGATCAATACTGCTTTTAAAACCTCAAATAAAATATCATTCATCTAAAATTCCTCCCTTTCTTCGTCCGGTTGCGACGTCGCAACTCCATCCTCTTCCAGATCCCAATCCACTTCTTTCCTTTCCAGCTCTTTCAGCCGTGTTTTCTCCTCCTCCTTTGTCTCAAAGAAGGATTTCACACAATATACCAGGAATGTCCCCACAATCTGCGTTACGATCATGCCGCCCAGTGTTTCCGCGATCTGCTCCCTCCCCAGCAGGGCAAGCAGGAACGGGAACTGCATATCAAACAGCGCAACATTTATGATCCTGTTCAGCATCCGCTTTGTGTATGTATCATACCGCCCTGGTCTTGGTCTTTTTCCTCTTTCCTCCATGTGCCTCCCCTACACCATTGCCACCAGGGCCGCAGCCACTGTACTTATGACCGCACTGATCACTGCGGCTGCAGTCGTCCTCTTCAGCCATTTGTTCCCGTCCCGCAGTTCAGTTATATCCTTTCCCTGCTGCTCATTCTGCTCCTGAAGCTTTATGATCTCACGCTGGTTTTCATAAATCTGCTTCTTGCTGCTATCCCAGCTCTCCAGTTTCGATTCGATCTTTATGAGCCGGTCCAGGACTTCCCTTTCAAAACTATTATCCGGCATATATACCCCTCCTTCTTATGCTACCTGCAGTATAATTTCCTATTTTTCAACCAGGTCCTCACATTCCAAATCAATTAAAATTTTTTTAACCTGCTCTTTCAGCTTTGTAGGAACCTCTGTAAAGGTCTTTTTGCCCTTTACGATCAAAGTTGCATAAACAACTGCCATTTCATCCACCACCTTTCTTCTCTTAAATTTTAATAAAAATATAAGCCTAAGCATCTGTATCACCTTGTAAGATTGCTTCAACTTTGGCTTTTAATTGTTCCGGCACATTGTCAATGGTTTTATAACCTTTTCTAATTAATTCAGCATATACTTTTTCCATGATTAAACATCCCCCATTAGTTCATAGACATCACACAAGGCAAGCTGCGTTTCTGTTAATTGGTTTTGCGTTTCTTCAAGCTGGCTTTTTAATATTTCATTTTTGCTCTCTAATGCAATTATTTTTTCTTTCATTTCTGCAAATGTAACTGTATTTTTTGATTGCGTTTTACTTCCATTATCAGAAAATTGAATACCACCATCTACTTTTTTATAGACAGTGGTATACTCTGAAAAATCACCTATTTTTGTACCGTTCTGCTTGTAGGTTTTGAAGCCGGATGTGTTTTCGGCAATGTCACCTATAAGCTGTACAACATTTGCTGACACAATGGAAAATTCTACATTATGGAATACTCTTTCATTTAAAAATTTAATTTTTATCATACATCCACCTCTTAAACTATACCTATAATCTGTGCACGCTTAATATATGCTGAATATGTCGTATTACCATTTGTAAAATCACACAATGAATATTTATCTATAGTAGGTATTTTTCTATATTCTGTTCTTATTCCCTTCCAACTTGTATCGTTATAAGGTGCTGCTTGATTAAAAGAAATAATCTTAGGGGTTATATATAGGCTTTGAATTTTCATCATCATTACATACCCCCAATATTCCCCACTTTGCGCGTTTCCGCTGCCATTTCCCCGATTGACTTCTAAAAATATAAAATACATATTGGGTTCAAATCCAAGATTACCTGATATATTCAAACAAGTTTCCATAGGTCGTGTTGAATCTTTGGGCACATACATATTTAATTCAATATTTACACTTGCAACCTTTTTATATCCATTCGGCACACCTGTACCATTGATTCCAAAAATACTTTTCCCCAACAATATATTTGCAGCAGTTAAATTAGCATCACCTTTGATTGTCTGCACACCAGATAAATATTGCCCTGCTGCAATCGTCTGATTGCTTGTTGCAGGCGTATACGTTGCTGCTGCTTTAGATGTAATATTCCCTGTTATTTTACTGCCATTTACCCATGCAGTTTTACCACTTAAAATCATGGAAGCTGTGGCATTGGCAGATGTTTGGGAAACAAGACTGTTTGCAGTTACTTTTCCCCTTCCGTTGTGATAGCCTTTCGGAATGGTATAGCTTCCACCACAATTCAATGAAGCCGTCACAGCACCATTATCAGGCTTTCGAATCTGATTGATATTGTTGACCATTATTGCAGGACTTGCATTTGCAGCAGTAGATACGCCATTGGATGTAATAGCTGCTGCAATCTTACTACACCCAACCTGAAAAGAAGCCTTAAACGCTTTAAAATCATCGAACAATGATTTTACCGCTAACGCACCAGTAAATTTATCATTTAAAGTATTGGCTTCTATTTCCTCCAGCGTATTCAGCAAATCTATATCTTTAAATCCCTGTATTGCTTCCTCCAATTTTTTCATTGCATCTGCAAACTTCGTTTCAATCGTAGGCACCGTTTTAAACAAGCACCTCAAAGGCTGTATATTAATCCCATCAAACGGTACTATATACAAAGGCAGATCATTCATTAATGCATGTTCGTTGATGATATTCCCTGTTACATGCTCTGGTGTAGCCGGGCTTGCTTCGGATGGCGTGCCTTTAATCACTACAAGATTGGCAATTTCAATATCTGTGGAAGCATCCTTTTCATAACGCACGACAATCAGATCATTTCGTTTATACCCCTGTGTTCCATTGTCAAAATACAGATCAGTATAAGTATTTTCAATCATCCTTATATGCCTTCCCTGCATCATAATATCCCCGTCTGAAACCCGCACCTGATTATTCGAAATAATCGTTGCTGCAAACTGGTTTCCTCTTTCAAGTATAAATTCACCGTTTCCCATAATTGCTGCATTATATGATCCCTGATCTGCTGATGTAATATGTTCTTTTCCTGCATATCCCGTCACTAAATGCAAATTACTCATATTATTCACCTACCTTATGTGATACAGTAACCAAATCGTTTTTAATGGTTACTATTTTTTTGATGATCGGTTTTGCCATAAAGATTCCTGTTGTATTTTCCCTGGCCCCGACAATATCCCCGATATCATACATTTTCGTACTGTCAAAATTTACTTGCAGAGCATCTGTGTTCCATGCTTCTTTCAGTGTTTCTTCTCCGCCTTTTTCAAGCTCTTCAATCGATTCCACATTTATATTTTCATATTTTTCAACAATTTCATCTATTCCAAACTGTGACTGTGTATGTGAGATTTTTCCTTCTGCATCAGCATACAGATGTAATACTGTCCTGTCCTTTAATTCACCCCTCCCAAGACATATGACATGATTCACCGGCTTATAATTTTTTTCCACATCAAAATCAATCTGCGATGAATCAAATTCATCATCCTTGGAATAGTCAACCAATGCTTCCGCATAAAGCATCACTAATCCATCTTGAAAATTCATTTTTAATTTCGCACCTATACTTGTAAGCATTTTTTTGATGCCATCATAACCTGTAATATAGCGGTCAAGCTGATAATTCTTTATTGTTATACCTGAAGGTGTTTTTTTTGCCGTAAACATGGCTTTAAGCCCCATCCGTTCAATCAATTCTGAGAGCACTTCATTTACATCTCCTGTAAGGGTCAAATAATCTTCTCCATCATCCGGCTGCAAAATTTTAGATTGCAAAATACCATGCCACGTTCTTCCGCTATACACTAATTCATCATTGGATGTTTTGACACGCATTCTGTCAATGATTCCACCATATTCTGTCCCCTCTATATACAGGATATAGCCTGCTCTGCACACATGATTGCCTGTATTGGTCTTTAGTTCAAAATTGTTTTCATCAAACCCATAAGCAAGGTCAAAGGTATAGTCCTGCATTACCCCGACATCTTCTCTGTTTTCATTCATGTAAATCAAGTCCATTTCGGTTCACTTCTTTCTTCCAAAAGGATAATATCAAAACCGTTTGTGTCACCCCAGACAACCGTGTTATTTCCTGGCTTGATCTTTTCAAAAATATAAGACTCCCTGTTACGCTTGTTAAAATAATTTTCAGTAGTTCCATCTAACTTTGTCAGGATAATCGTTTTCTGCAGACTGTCAATCGTAAGATATTCTCCTTCGCCAATAACCCCGTTCACCTGGTAAGTATGTCCGGAAATGTGTACTGCCGGATTTGCTGCGGCACCATAAATTATCATGCGGAAATTTGTTCCTACAAATCCGGTATTGTTCAATTTCTTACTTGTCATATCAGAGGTATAATCATACAAAAAATCAACATTAAAATCCAAATTTCTTTTCCCTGTATTGATTGCTACATCATCCTCTACCGTTGTGTTATTTGGTCTGAATTGGATAATGCTTTCTTTTATCCATGCTGGAAAATCAGTTGTTACGGTCAGCGTTGTTTCCATATACCCCTTATGTATCAGGTAGTTATCTTTTTTACTTCCCGTGATAAAGCATTTCATGTAGTAATCGCCAATAATAAGTCGTCCGTGCCTGACAGCAAGTACATCTTTATCGCATATTTCAAGTAATCTATTTTTTAACTTTAGTCCCTCTTCTTTTGATGAACAGCATATGATCAAAGGGATTGTTTTTGACACAATCCCTTTTGAAAATGATGATATTCTGCTGTTATCGGAGGTAAAATCCCATGAATAATCACGGAGGTCATTACAATTAATATAGATGCCCTTTTCGCCAAATGTGATATCCTCATTCATATGGTTTATAAATTTTACCTTTTCAAGCAAATCACTTCACCGCCTTTACCAATCGTGCAAATTCACGTTCGTTTGCCTTAAATTCCAGCCCTTCCAATGCCTTTCGCAGGTTACCGCCCATATTATCATCTAAAGTACATATGGCTCTTAAAATCAACGTAAGCACAGAAAGCAGTTCACTATTCTGTCCGGCTACTGCTTCCGCAATATAACCTTGCAGTACGTCTATTGGCGCAATGGCTTCCGCACCGGCTTCACCGCCAACCATAATCCTGCTTCCATTCAACCCAAAAGCCGTTGGCTTTGTCATCACCCCACCATTGGCATACCATTCAATATCAAGTGACGGAATCACACCCTCCAGCAAATCACCGATTTTCCAGCCGGAAGGATTAATGCTGAAATGCGGAAGCTTCAGATCAGGAAGCTTCCATTCGAAGTCAAAAAAGCCTTTGATTTTATTAATGACATTTGAAACTGTTTCTTTTGCACTGTTCATCTTTTCACTAATCTTATTTGCTATATCACCAAATTTTGTACTTACCGTACTATAAGCACTCCCTACTTTATCGCTTATAGACTTTTTGATGCTTTCAAACTTATCTGCTACAGTAGTTGCTGAAATACCTGTTTTTTCCTGTATTTTTGATGCAATTTCGCCAAATTTATCCTTCACCTTGTTTTTTGCGGCTTCTACTTTTTCACTGATATTTTCTTTTATGCTTTCAAATTTTTCTTTTGCATGGGCTAAGGCTTCACTGGATTTCTCTTTTATACTATTTTTGATATTGTTAAATTTCTCCTGCACTGCTTCTTTCGCAGCATTTACCTTGTTGCTTATAGCAGTACGGACATTTTCAAATGCGTTTGTCACTATTGACCAGATTGCAGAGCCAATAGAAGACAGGAATGAACTTATTGTATTAAAAATATTTACAATATAATCTCTGCCGGCTGCAAGTATGGACTTCACAGCTTCCCACATACCGGACCAGTCGCCTTGGAACAAAGCAATAAAAAATTGTACAATACCGCCAATAATATCAAATGCGGACTGGAAGATTGCTTTGATATTTCCCATATTCTCCCGTATGGTTGATGAAAGCCAGCCAAGGAACGGATAGATATAATTTCTAAAAGCATCAACAAACCACGAAACTCTGTCCGCTATTGCGTTAAATATTGTACCGAACAGCTCGCCAATCAGGGTGAGTTTATCCTGGTTTTCTTCCCATAATTCCTGAATCATTTGTATAAAGCCGCTAATCATCGGAACTATGTAATTCTGTATTGCAGCACTTACAAACTGTGACAATTCATTGAATTTATCACTGATTTTCTGTATTGCAGGTGCTATTGAATTAAAAACCGTGGTTGCAAGCTGTGTGAAAATATCAATGCCAATATTTAACGCAGGAAGAAGAACATCATCCCAAATAACAAGCAAGGTATCTATAGCTCGAACAACTCCAGTAAGCAAAGCTTCAGCAAAAGGCCGTATCGCCTGATATGCAGATACAAACATATCCTTCAAACTGCCAAGTTTTCCAGCAAACAATGAAACTGTATCCTGTGCAAATATCGTACTAATGTCAGTTAAGTAAGGGATCCATTCCTGCATAGATTCCACAAATTCATCACTGAATACGCTTGTTAAGGCATCAACAGCACCGCTTCCTGAAAGCATCCCGGCAACGCTTGACAAGATTTCACTGATACTTGAAAAGAGCACTGGAACAAGTACCTGCAAAATAGCCGGAATTGCCGTCACAAGCTCACCCACCAAGGCAGAGACGCCGCTTATCAATGCAGGCAACAGCTTTTCTACAATATCAGGGATATACCCGGCAAGTGATTGTGCAAGCCGCGACAGACCTGAAACAAGCCTTGGCAGCAATGCTGCAATTCTCGGAACAAGATTGTCAGCTACAGTTATAACAGAATCAACTAAATTTCCAAGCAGTGCATCAAAATCCTGATTAGGGTCAGCCATTCCGGTTAAGAAATTAGTCCAAGCCGCCTTCATCATTCCAATAGAACCCTGAATTGTAGTTGCCGCTTCTTTTGAAGTTGTTCCGGCTATTCCCATATTGGTCTGAACAACATGAATTGCTTCTACAATATCTGCAAAGTTTTCAATGGAATAATCCGTAATGATCCCCTGCTGCTTGTTCAGCTCATTTGCATCAGCAAGTAACCGTTCCATTTCTGTTTTGGTACCGCCATACCCAAGCTTTAAGTTATCAAGCATGGTGTAGTTCTGCTTTGCAAAGCCCTGATAAGCATTCTGTATAGATTCCATTGAAGAACCCATTTTGTTCGCATTATCAGACATGTCAACGATTGCTCTGTCAGCAATATCTGCTGCTTTAACCGTATCACCATTCAAACTACTGATCAATGCCGCTGAAAAACTTGTAACGGTTTCCATGTAATCATTAGCGGAAAGACCTGCAGTCCTGAATGCTTCCTTTGCGTGACCAACAACCGCATCCTGTGCTGTCATTAAATTGTTGTATGTATCCCGGACCTCCTCCACGGATTTCCCGACACTTGCCGCATATTCCTCAACAGACTGTCCTCCGGCTCCAAACAGGGTCTCCACACCACCAACTAACTGCTCATAATCCGCATAACATTGAACAGCCTGTGCCGACATGGCAATCAAAGCCCCGCCTGCCGCAACTGATACCGTTGCGATAAATCCGGCTGCAACTTTTGCTATGGAAGCAAGACCGCCTGAAATCTTCCTTCCAATGGAAGAAAGCTTGCCTTGTGATTCTTCTGCTTTACCAACTGTTTCATCAATGCTTTCATTTGCCGAACTGTTATCAATAGATATTTTTCCGATCAATCGAAACAGTTCTGTCATTTATAACGCCCCCTTTCTGTTTGGTGGGAACAAATCCATTTAATATTGCATTAGACTTTTCTATGATTTCATTCCTTTTCGCTTCATCTGTAGCATCGTTTTTCTTACTTTCTCCTTCACTCTTTGCAAATGCGTCTTTCCTGAATTCATTGAAAGACTTATCAAAAACTTTGTGCAGGTAATATTCCCAAAGCAATTGTTCATCCCTATCCTCTGCTTCTTTGTTCAGTAAGAATTGGATATATTCATTAAACTGTTCGTTTTCAATCAGGTTATCTAATAACGAAAAAGGACTTGCGTACCGTTTATGCAGCAAGTCCAAAAATCTATTTACCCCAACCGTTTGATGTACTTTGAAGCAACCTTGAAAAAATCCTTGAATTCATCCTTCATGACAAAATCGAGAAGCATTTCCATAAACACATCTAAATCAAGCGCCCTGACCTCTTCAACCTCCATACCGCTTACTCTTGAAAGCAAGGTATAAATCTCAGTTTCGCAAAGCGGAATATGTTCCATTATTTTATTTACAATCTTGAGAGCCACGCCAACACCGACAATGATTTCCTGACCTTCAACAGCCCTTTCCTTCTTGGTAACACTTTCGACAATCCCTTTGATCGTGTCTGCCTCAAAAACTTCGGTCAGCTCATCAATGCCAATTTGGGTAATTAGTTTGATCATAGGGAACAAGTCTGTACTGTTCAGCTTTCTAAATGTATAAGGTTTAACCGTTTCTTCAATCTGTGGCATTACGGTCACATCAGAAATACTTTGTAAACTCATATAACCAATATCTGTATTTTCCATGTTTCAATCCATCCTTTCGTTTGTTCTGACCAATTAGCCCTGCGTTTCCTGATCCTTTCCCGGTTCAGTTACAGAAGTATCCGCACCTTCACTTGTCGGATAATAGATATAAACCGGTAATCTGTCAAAAATATCACCTTCATTATCCGCATACGGCTTAAATGTTACAGGGATAACGGTTGCATCCTTATTTGCACCTGACAATTCAAGACCCGATGTACAAAGGGCATTTTCCATGATGATAATAATAGGAGTGTCATCTGCAAGAAATCCCACAAAAGCAATATTATTAATATAGTCTTCATCAGCAATCACGGACTTGGTTGCTAATTTTGTAAATCCCGCTGCTTCACTCTCTACCTCCTCTCCGATCATAGCTAATTTCAAAGATGCAGGGGAAATTTCCACAAGATTGATTTCAAGCTGTGCGGTTTCCCCCTGTTTCTGTGTCAACCCCTTGGTGTCAACCGTCGCACCATCAACATCAACGGTTACAATGTTTGGTGTAAGCGTGAACTTGTTGCCACCGCTTGTAGCGCCGAAAACAGTTCCATTCCAAACATTCTTTGTTGCATCCCAAACAAGGTTTTTATAGATAGTACCTGCACCAAGCATTAAAGACTTTGGTGTATTTTCTGTGATACCGGACTTTTTAAGCCCCTTGATAAGACCCATATTCTTTTCACCTCTTTAACCTTTCCATGTCTTAATCGATAAGTTTACCTGTACCCTTTCCAACTGTTCATCGCCTGAATCAATAGATTGACAGCTTGAAAAATAAACCACTATAGCCTGATTCTTAACTATAGCGGTCAATCCTTCTATTTGTGGAAAATGATCTTCGATTTTTTCAGCTTCTTCTAACAGTTCAAAAAGTGTGCCTTCTGTGGTTTCACTTTTCCGGTTGAATCCATCTAACACAAGTGTAAATTCTTTCTTACCATCTTCTGTAGCCGGTTCTGTTGGAAGAAGTTCGCCCACAAAATAGGGATAAGTGATTTTTTTCTTTTTATTCTTCATAAAATGATAATCTATATCAGCTTTTTTCATTTCAGAAGCAATCAGTTTCAACACCTGCTTCATCACACACCCCCAAATATTTCTTGTGCACGTTGAATCAGCTTACTTTTTAATGCTGTGAATGCTTTAAATAATGATCTTTTTGGTTTTTTACCATGTGTAAAATGCCCTATTCCTTGTGCATCACGATAAAACCAACCACCTTTCCTGCCATCACCATTCAAAGCATATTCTCCTGTGCCAAATTCTTCCCATATGGCATTCTCATAGTTAGAACCAACAGCACCTTCAAGACTACTTTCATCAACTCTGTACTGAAATGACCCCTTTGTTTTACCTGTCACAACTTTGGAATTTCTCTTTGTTTGAGCCTCGAGTTCACCGCACGCTTCATATAGCCATGCAACAGCTTTATCGTTTAGGGCTTTTTTTACCTTAACTAAATTGTTTATAAATTGTACATTTGCCCCCACACCATCAACCTCCAATGTATCTCAGATATATTTCTAAATGCTCATGCATGTTCATTGGATCATCATAAATAGTTACTTCATAAATATCACCGTCAACCACTACCCGGCTGTTTTCCGCTGTGATTTTATTTACTTTGTCCGGTTTATCTTCCGCAGTGTATTGCAGTGGGAAATAATCACAAAGGAAAATATGAGTCGATTCCTGAACTTTAGCATTAAAATTTACGCTATTGGAATCACCTGTTGATAAGTCCAGCCACCCTTTAAAAGAATGCACATTTTTCCAATCTTGCACATCTTCACCAATGTCATTCTGTGTCGTGGTCTGTACTTGGATTATGGCTGAACTGTTTCCACCAATCTTTCCCATATCAGAACCTTGGCTTTATGTAAGGCTTCAAAAAACCAAGCAAGGAAACCGGGTAACCCATTACTTGGTTGTTTAAGTCCTGATCATAATATGTTACAGAGTGCCGGGAAAGCGTTTCTGACTTAATGCCGACCTTTGAACGGTTTTCTTTTTCCCAAATCATTAAATCAATAACACCCTTCTGCACATCTGCCGGATATATCACTTTAGTTACAGTATTCAATGGGAAATCAAACACTTCACCATCAAGTGTGATTCCTTCATCTGTGATTCCGGCAATACCATATAATCCATCATTGACCATAGATTGTGAAATCTGCACGGTATCGCCAACCTTAAAGTAGGGCGAATAGCCAAGCAGGACACCGTTTTCAATCGGTGCTTCAATTCTCATAGCCCTGTTCTGAAAATTATTATTGGTATACGACCTGATAAGGTTTTCAATGGCTACAAGTTTCATAGAAAGCACATCTGCATCAATTCCCTTGAATTCATTCATTGAAGTTAACTTTTCAACTTTCACAATCATCAGGAACACCGCCCTTCATCAGATTTCTGTTACTTCATAACCGTTATGTTCCCTGAACCATTCAGCCATTCTGTCAGAAGTAATATGTGCTTCACCGTTAGCAAACTGAACACCACCTGCACCAATTCCGCAGAAACGAGGATTGTTTGTAACTTTTACCACATAGCCTGTAGGCTGTGCAGCCTGTTTTTCAGCCTTTTCTTTTGCTTCCTGCACTTTTGCAACTGCTTCATCAATCAAAGCCTGTGTTGCTTCTGCATCAAGTCCATCTTTTTCTGCTTTCTTTGCAGCAGTTTCCTTTGCCTTTTCAATCTTTACTTCCCAAGCTAAAGCCATAATTTACACCTATCCTTTCATCACCCTTATATGGAACAATTAGGTGGGTGAATCAACACCCAACCGGTTATTTACGCAATCTTAATATTCCTGAGAACACCTGCGTGCTGTGTATTTTTCAGTACAGTTGCAGCAATCATTTCAACTTCTGCGTCCTTAACGGTACCCGGCTTGTTAAAGTCAGGAAGATACTGGTCAATAACACTGCCACCTGCAAGGCTGATTCCATGGAAACCATCATTTACATCAAACTTAACTGCATAAATATCAGTTAAGCCAGTGGTATCAGTAGAAGCCCCGTTGATTTTCCGGGAAAGTCCACTTTTAACAACTGCGTTTGCAACAGGCGCACCGTCACTAACAGTGTAATAATTCTGTAAGTCCATGAAACGGATACCATCCATAGAGGTAACCTTTTTACCAAAGGCTTCTTCTGTTTCTGTCCTGTAACCAAGGATACGTGCAACCGTCTGAACCTTTGTAATCATTTCAGTGTTCATTAGTAACGCATCTGCCTGTGTTGTTTTAACCAGCAATGTAAGCGCTTCATAAAACTCATCGGCATTTTCTTTTAACGTCCCAATGGTGGATAAATCAATGGACTTCTTTGCACCGTACTCTGTAGTTGTACCTGCAAGCATGGAATCCAAACCTTCAAATTCAGGATGTTCACCTGCTGCTGTAGAAGCTGCATCCCCATTGATAAGGGTATAGTGGAACAGAGAAACTACTGCTTTAATGTGTTCCTCAATCTGCCAAGCAAGGTTGTCAAATTTACCTGCAACCTTGTTCAGAACTCTATCCATCTGAACAGCACCACCCATGATAGCAAGTGCAGCTTCACACTCTTTTTTGGTTGCTGCACTTGCGGTATAAGAACCGTTCAGCTTTCTGAATTCCGCCGTAGCAGGAAGCACCTTTCTAAGATACTTGTACTTCATAGTAGAACCGCCACTGCCTGCACTTACACAATCGTCAAATTGTAACATCTGTAAGATTGAGGATTCTCTAAGAAAAATGTCAACAATCTGACCAAATACCTTATCAGGCATACCCTTCTTGATTTCTTCCAATGTCATAACTGCCATAATTTTTCACCTTTTTGACCTTTCTTATTCTTTGCTTTCATACTGCATTTTCAGGGCTTCTGCTAATGTTTTGGGTTCACTAGAACCGCCTGCACCACCTTCTGAACCCTGTTCAATCTTGTGTTCCTGAACCTGTCTCTGTTCAGTAGTTGCAAAATTGCCCGGAAACTGGGTTTTCAGACCTGCAATCAAATCATCCTGGCCTTTCAGCTTTCCATCATCTCCAATTTTCAAATCACGGTCTCCTGTACCTGCTTTGAACATCAGATAATCAAGGTCAGAAGCTTTTGCACCTGCATCAAGCAGCGCAACCTTCAATGCTCCATCTACTTTCAGCTTTTCATTTTCAGCAGTCAGCGTTGCAACCTTGGTTTCATACTCTGTGATTTTGGTCTGTAAGGCCTGATTGTCACCTGTTCCTTTTTTCAGCTGTTCAATCAAGGTCTGCGCCTCTGTCAGCTGTTTGGTCATACCTTCATGATCTGTTTTCAGTTTCCCATACCGGGTATCAAGATTTTCTTCTGATGTAGTAAAAATCTTGTTCTGCTTCATTTCACCAACAATCTTTTCAATCTGTTCATCAGTAAGCCCCTGTGCTTTTAAAATTTCCTGTAATGTCATTTCTTTTCCCTAACCTTTCATACAATTTTTACGTGTTATGTCACGAATTTACCGGATTGATATTTTACATCATCACTGATGTGGGATATAAAAAAGACGGTCATTGACCATCTTTTCTAACAAATATTGTTCAATTACTATTCAATGCTAAACAAAGCCACTCCTGAACGTATTTTTTACCTACTTTCACAAATGAAAAAAGGACTGTTTGAGAAGTTAATTTCAATCAGTCCTTAATATTTTGTAGCAATATCATTATCATCAGGCTGTGAAGCAAGCAATCCAAAGAATTCATGAAATTCCTTGACAGCCCAATCAGGGGAATCTTCTTTCAATACCCATTTTTCTGTTTCATCATCAATATAGGCATATCCCTGTTCAATACATTTTGGTCTTTCTAACATCTTACTTCACCCCTTTCAATAAAGCATCCAATTTTGTTCCAAATATTGTTGCAAATTCTCTTGGGTTTTCCCCACCGTAAAATTCTGCAAACGCTTCTGCAAAACATTCTGATTCAGAAGTTGTGCCATATTCACTTAAGAAGTCCTTAAGTCCTATATAGGTCCTTTTCTGATATTCAGGGTGTACCTTTTTATATTCGTCAACACATTCTTGAATAAAATTCCATTCCCAACGATTATCACCTGAAATTTTGGTCATTGCATTTGAAACATAGTGACCATATTCATGAACAATAGTTTTGTGTGTTGTAGCATTTGCTACTGACCACTTAGACTGAACTGACCGCTTTATATATTCTTCATATACTGACAAATTAGAATGGTATTCACCATTTAATGCTATTTCAACAGGTAATCTGCTGCTTGTGTAGTATGTGAAGCAACCAAGTTTACCTTTCATTGAACTTGCTGTTTTACAAGAAATAGCAGGAAGTTTTACAGGATTCTTTTCAGTAAATACAGAATATTCCTGTGTAAAGGCATCCATCCAACTTACCATATCACAAGCAAGACTTTCATCTAATGGGTATTTCTTAGAATCAGAAAACTTAATACCATACTTATCTTGCATAGCTTTGATTGCTTCCTTCTTGGTGGTGTAGTTCTGTGGATAGTTCACACCATTCCACCCTTTTGAAAATTCCTGTTTTCTGATAACCTGTTTTACTTCCTTCTTAAATTCATTATAAGTCTTTGCGGGAATATTTACAAGTTCTCCAGTGTCGCCATCGAATTTTGTTACAAATTCTTCGGTAGATAAAGCCCACCTTGCGCGCTGCAACAGACAGCACCGGCAATTGCAATCTTCGGATGGCATACCGAAACCTCCGGGGTACATTGCTTTTCCACCATCGCCTTCGAACGGTTCATCCACATCGCGAATCTGTCCATCCAAAGCCCTGTGTGATGGTCGTGTTTTCCCGTCAAGTGTCGAATCCCACTGTTTCACCACATCAGCACCTTTACTTTTGGCACGTTGCTGACAATGAAGGGTTGCTTCCTGCTGAACCCTGTGACCTTCCGTCCTTGCAATACCAATAGCACGATTATATGCCTTTGTGAATGGGGTTCTCATACCACTTGCAATCTTCCCGGCTATCACATTCCAAGAAGAACCGTTGCTGATTCCCCTCGCAAGTTCTGCCTTTATTGATTTTTTCAAATGCTCTGTATCTTCACCCATGCGTTGATACAGCCCCTTTGAAATCTTGGAATCAACCTGTAATGCCTGAACCACTTCTTCCTGATTGATTGGGAAACATAACGGAATCCCTTGACCTTGCAAATCATATAATGCACCAAGAAAGCCTGTTTCATAACATTCCCCAAGATAATCTGCAATGGTGGCGAACGACTTACTGTTCAATTCGTTCAGCACACCATCAATCTGTTTTTTCATTGCTTCCTGATACTGCTTCTGATAGATGATGGTTTGCAGGTTCTCCATATCAGTACGCATTGACAATTCCTGAATCTTGGCTGCACAATCCTTTGATGCCTGATTGTATACCTGCTTTAGCTGTCTGATAATTCTTTCTTCATTATCTGCGGAAATTTTTTGGACTTCAATCTGTCTCTTGTTCACCGTCACCACCACCTTCATCATCAGGTGTCAAACCTTCTAAAGTGGTTTGGACTGTTTGAACTTGACTTTCCGGGGTTTGCTCTGCCTGTTTATCAATGCGTGCTTTCACTTCATCATAGTCTACATCAAGGATTTCACACACAGCCTTCAGAACAGTTTCATCATCAAGTGCATTTGCAGCAACCATTAGGGTATTTATCTGAATTTGCTGTTTTTCTGCATCAATCTTTTCAATCTGTGCATTATCCTGTGCATTGGTCATAACTTCCCGGTCAAAGATAATATACACATCCTTCATCTGATAGTCAGTGTCAAGTTCCTCATTGATTTCAGCAAGTACAACCTTCAACATCTGCCTAAGGAACTGCTTCAATCTGATTTCCAGTTTATTTGACTTCAAATCAAGCAGTGCATATCTGCTTTTGATAACAATGTTTGTAATGTTCCCATCACCAAGCTGCGCTGAATTGAATCCCATACCAAAACGGTAAATATTCTTCTCGTCCAGTTCCAACTTTACCTTCCGGGCATCATATGGAATATCCACAGTCTTAATATCGACACCACCATCAGCATCAACACCAACGTGCTTCTTAACCTTGATATTTTGTATCATTTCATCAAGGTCTGTACCCTGAAAACCTTTTACTACATACAACCCTTCACCAATATCCTGTAAATTATTGGAAAGTCCACAAGCCATCAGGTCATAATCATCAATCAATGCTTTGATTGGTTTCAGTCCTGATACCTGCTTACGGTTGTTATCCAGTCGGAAGAATGGGATGAAACCATAACCACCATTGCCTTCATAATACAGGGCATCATCACCTGTCTTGGTGTATGTAATGTGTGGTCTTGGGTTGACTGGTTGCGAATCATCCAGTGCAATCTTACCATTGGCAGCCTGTACATAATAGATTGTTGTATTCGCATCCCACACCTGAATTCTTGTGATAACCTTGCGCCCCCTGTCAATTCTGTCAGGGTAATAATAGATTACATAATCACATCCATCATCTGTATCTTTTCCGCGGACTTCTACGACGCCTAAAGAATCTGCTGTCATGAATTTGCTTCTTCCTGATGTTGACTTGTAGGCATACATATTTTCAAAGCCCTTTGCAATACATCCCGTCAAACATTCCTGTAATTCAGCCCTGAAATCATCACCAAAGTAATCATCAAGGGCTTCTTGCAGCTTTTCATCATCTGAACGCATGAAAGGGGTATCCCCGGAAAGCATATATTGAACCTGTTGGTCAACTAATTCAGTAAAGAAGGGGTGTGAAATCTTGATATTGCTTCTAAGTTTATCTTCCTGCAATTTTCCATCTGCATCAACATAATACATTTTGTAATCTTTTATGTCATGCACACCTTCATAATACTGCAAGCCCTTCCGGGCATTCTTTTTTTTCTCTGATGATTTATCATTATCAATAAATCTTCCAATTTCTTCAATAGTCAGTGCCATATCATACCACCACCCTTATTCAATATATCCACGTATTAGGTTCATACAGTGCAAGTGCAAGTGAATCAGCTGTGTCAGGTGAACCCAACCCACGCTTTTTCATATCATCCTTCGATTCAAGTTGTATCTTTCCTTTAGAAGTCATGTGATACTTTCTTACACTTAGCTGCTTAATCATTTCCGTATCATTGGGAAGTTCAATCTGAACATCTTCTTTCCCTTGTAAATTATTTGAGAAGTTAGCTTCAAGTAATTCTTTTATGTGCCCCCAAAGCTGACTACCAAGATTGAAATAGTATTCATCAGTAGCAGATTCACCGTTGTTCACAGGAACTATCTTAATTGGTAATCGTTCAGCCTTGACCACTTCTTTCAATCGGTCAGTAACACCACCACCAACGCCTGAATCATCCACCTTCACAATGCAGTTTTTCAGGTGTGGGAACTTCTTCATGTAATCTTTGCAGCACATGAGCACATTCCCGGCTGTTTCCATGGTATCTTTCTTGGTGTACTTTCTGAATTCAAACACCTTGGTGCTGATTTTTGGAGTAATTACCGTTTTATCATCACCGAACCGGGCAACATCCACACCAACATGAAGGGTCTTTGCTGAATCTATGTCATCCTGTTTCAGTTTGTTCAATGCTGAACAGGCAAGCTCAACAGTTTCCAGGCTGATAAAGCTGTCAAGTGCACCTTTGGGGAACTGACCATCCACGCGTACCCTGACAACATCACTGTCTTTGCCATACTTACTTTCTAGCATTGCTATATTATCTTTGGATGTACGCTTTGAATTCCGGCTGCTCACCGTATGAGTTTTGAATTTATCCCGGTCTTTATTGAATGCATCATAAAACACGCCATCAATCCGGTTAGGATTTCCCATCAGGAGCAGTTTGTTATCTTCACCTGTCAATGTGCCAAGTAGCGCTTCCATGATAGGATCAGCAACACCGGATGCTTCATCTACCACTATCAGCATATGGTCTTCATGAAATCCCTGCAAATTTTCAGGTTTGGTTGCTGTCTTGGCTATTGCAAACCACCGTTCAGAATCACCATTCATGTAAACCTTTGTCTTGGTCCATGTAAGTAAATTTTTTACTTTAGAATATTCCAGCCACTTTGATATTTCGCTCCATAATACATTATAAAGCTGCTGCATGGTGGGTGCTGTAGCTATCACTTTGGAATAAGGGCGACATGCAAGAAACCAGATGATAAGCCCAGCTTCTAGTGCTGTCTTGCCAACACCCTGACCGGACTTCACTGCTATTTTAGGATAATCTGCTACATCGAAAGCGACCTCTTTCTGCCAGTTATCACAGTTCATTTCAAGCATGTCTTCCAGAAAGGCAGCCGGATCATCATAGTAGACTTCCAAAGCTTCAATCAGTTCTTCCATTTATCTTTTTACTTCTCCTCTTGGCTATCTCAATGATCGCTGTCTTCCAATCCTGCGCCTGTTCTTTTGCATCTGTTTTTGAAGCTCCTTCCAGTTCAAGGTAATCTTTTACAAGGTTTTTAAGGGAAGTGATTGCTGTGCTTTGGGCTTTTAAGAAGCTTGCCTGCTTATCCCATGCCTGCTGTACCTCCCATGTCTCTCCAATAATATTGCCTGACTTTTCCTCGATTTTTTCTACGGTTTTGTCATCCCTGTCATTGACATACATGATCTGCTGTGACCGGATGATAGCCGCATACTGGATCTGTATTGCATCCCATATCAGGTCAAGAGGCGACTTGTCTTTTATTTCATCAATAATAGAAAAGGTCTCCTCCGGAAGGTATTTCCGAAAAAGACCATGTTTTTCTGCATTGCTGTTTTTTATTGGTGCACCATGTCCTAAAGCATTTTGGTTACCAGACTGCGCACCTTTATGTTTAGTAACGTTACCATTCTCATTTAGTAACGTTACCTTATCCCATCCATCCTGATTCTTCCATTTTCTGACCTGTTCTTCTGACACATGTAGTTCTTCCGCAATGTCTTTAAGCGGACGTTTTTTGCCGCTTTCTAGCCATAACTGTTTTGCCTTATCCCTGTTAGGACTTCTCGGTCTTGCCATTATCACCGCCTCTTATTCGTTTGTTTTGTAATATGGTATTCTTTTTCGGTTTAAACTATAACATAGATACACTATCGCATTCTATCGCATCTTAAAATTTTTTAAAGCCATAGCATGAATCTTGTGTGTATGTTGCCAGCTAAAACCCATTTTAACAGCTATATCTTCCCACTTCATCAGTTTTATGTACCGGTACATCAGAACATCCTTTTCGTCCTCATTCTCCATACGGTTTATTTTATCTTTTATTTCTGTACACAGTTTAGCTCTCTGATATCTGTATTTTATGTATTTCCTCCATTCTTTGTCCCATAATGCTGCATAACTTGATAAATCATTCTGGCTGGAGCCATGTGGCATACCGTCATTGATCACACTGGGACACATTTTACCAAGACGGATTTCTCTTATGGTCTCCTCACTGCGCTTCATCTGACGGATGGCCTTTTCATAGCTTTTTAAGTATTCTTTTTTGATTTCATTTTCTTCTATCAACTAGGCTCCTCCTCCATTTCTCTCTTTACGGTACCGCTTATTTCCGGCTCCAGTCTATGGCTTGCCCGCAGTTTGGGCAGTAATCATATTCCTCTCCATCCATTTCATAGCTTTTACCGCAATTCGGGCAATCGTACATGTCATAAATCAGATTCCCCCTCATTATCATACCCATCGCCCCATATATAAGGTGTCTTCGGCCTCTGCTTGTCCACGTCATAGGCGGTTGGCATTTTCTCTAATTCAGCAAATAAACATCTCCGATAAGCTTGTATTACTATATCAACAATTTCGCCAAGTGACATTTTTTTGTTTATATTTATTTCAGTTGATACTCCACCACCACTGTTCAGCACTTTTTTAAGTTCATCCGCATCAATCAGCCTCATTTTCTCCCTCCATTCCCTTCAACGCTTTCTCGGCTTCGGCGTAAGTTTGTCTATTTAATCACCGTCCATATTTCCGCAATTTTTATGTGACTTTTTTAATTTGCCAGCCACTCCATTTCTCTGTCACACCACACAGAAGCCCGTCACGTCAACTGGCACCCGACTTATTTTAATTTTTCCAATCTTCTCCTTCTGGGTGTTTCGGCATATATGCCCAATGCGTATAAAAAGTGTTGCTTGACGCTGGGTATATGTTGCTTTGAAATCCCTTTAATTTACTCCAATGACCCATAACCACATCATTTAGGTTATTGTGGCGAATCGCTAATAATATGTAACCAGATTTATCGGGAGTTTTTGACATCGGGTTCCATTCTATAGTTTCATTGACCATTTACTTCCCTCCACTTCTCTTTATTTCTTCTGCAGATTCTTCAGGAAATCAACAAGATATGTCTCTGAATCTGGATTGTGCCTATATGCTTCATCATATGCATTCTTATAACCCTTTTTATTTTTCTCAAGCAGATGGTAGAAGTATTCATCCGCTGCTTCATTGCTCCAATATGCGTATCTTTTTGGATATTCGGCAACAACAAGACGGCTTCC